CGCACTAACCGCCAATCAGCTAATCATTGCACCGTAAGGAAACATCATGGGAACTTTAGTCTTTCAGGCAACATTGGGCGGTTCAGTTAATCTGATTGGCCCAAACACAGCCTCAACCGTTAACTTTACGTTGCCAAGTGCTGATGGCACAAGTGGTCAGGCTTTGACTACTAACGGTAGTGGAACTTTGGCGTTTACGACTGTTACCACAGCGCCCGGTGGTTCTACCACTCAAGTGCAATACAACAATGCGGGTGCGTTTGCGGGTTCTGCCAATCTGACATTTAACGGCACTACGTTAACTGCGGCAAACACAAGCATTACCACAAGCGAAACCTTGTCTTACGGCACAGCCAACGGAGTAACCTATCTCAATGGTTCAAAGGTTGTGACAAGTGGCTCTGCGCTAGTCTTTGATGGAACTAATTTTGGTATTGGTACAAGCTCACCAGTATCTGCGCTTCAAGTTGTAAAAAATTACACAAACACTTCAGATACAAACATTGTTGTAAGTGGAAATATTCCAGGTATTAACATACGACATACTTCTACTGGAAGATTTTCAATTTTATCAAACTACTCAAACACTAACACTACTTCTTTTTTAACTGGAACTGGAACAAATAATCCATCCACAGAAGTAATTCTTATAGACCACAGCACTAATACTACTAGATTTCAAAATACTATTAGTGTTGGAGGCACTACGCCATCATCAAGCGGTGCAGGCATCACATTCCCCGCAGCTCAATCAGCATCATCAGACGCTAACACGCTAGATGACTATGAGGAAGGGACTTGGACACCTAGTCTTGGTGGCACAGCAGTTTATAACGCGCAAAACGGAAGTTACATTAAGATTGGTCAATTAGTTTATGTGTTTTGCTTTTTAAATATTAGCGTTCAAGGAACAGGAAGCACAACAACTGTATCTGGTTTGCCATTTAATGTTAGATCATCTGCGGCAGATAGAAACCAAGCTGGTTCAATAAACTTTTTTAATAGTCTTGCAACATCTGTTGTTTCTTTGTTTTGCCAACCAATTAGCTCAAGCACAACTGTTAATTTTCCAGGACTTACAGCTGCGTCAAGCGGCGTTGTTAACCCTATTACAGTTTTTCAAGGTGGCACACAAATTTATTTTAGTGCTGTTTACCAAACCAATACTTAATTAGCATGGATTTGCTAATCGGACATAACTGAAAGGAAATCAAAATGTCACTCACCAAAGAAACAGTAATTGACCAAATCACAGTAACAGAGAACGGCATTGTTCTTTATCGTGAAGCAACCAAAATATTGGAGGACGGTATTGAAATCAGCAAAAAGTATCACCGTTCAAGTCTTATTCCTGGACAAGACCTAACAGGCATTCCCGATAATGTTATTGCAATTTGCAATGCGGCTTGGACTGCGGAAGTTATTGCAGCTTACCAGGCTGAACAGGCCCGTATTGCTGCTGAACAGGCTCAAGTAAGCCAGTCATGATCTGCCAATGGTCAATCACAGAGACTCAAGCCCAAGATGGCTTAATTCTTTGTGCTAAATATCATGTGACTGCAAAGGAAGATGATCTATCTGTTGAGACAGAGGGTTATTGGACTTTTGACAGCCCAAAACTATCAATTCCATTTGACCAGGTTACAGAGGAAATGATTGTTGAATGGATTGAAAAAGAGACTATGCGAGATGGCGTTTGCATCATAAAATCTAGGCTAAAAGAGCAATTAGATTCATTGAGCAAAGGCCAATTTACGCCTCCTCCTTGGATGCCTCAGACCTTTTCTGTGAAATTGTAAGGAAACACCATGGCTGTGCCGTATGACATTGTTAGCCGAGCGTTAAAAGACATTGGCGCATTGGAAGCTGGTGAAACTCCGACTCCAGACGCAGCATTGGATGCGTTTGAGATGTTGAACGACATAATTGACCAATGGTCAAACGAAAACATGATGGTTTTCAATGTCACAGAAATCATTTGCCCTGTTATTGCTGGTCAGACCCAATACACGATTGGCCCTAACCCATCAACTCAGAACTTTATCGGTGCATCGTTTACAGGCTCAATTTCAGGGAATGTCCTGACGGTGACCGCTATTGCTTCTGGTGCTATTGCACAAGGGCAAACCCTAAGTGGCACAGGCATTACAGCTGGCACAAAGATCACTCAGTTTTTGACGGGCGCTGGTGGCAACATCAACGAGGTTGGCACATACCAGGTCAACATTCCACAGACTGTTGCATCAACTTCAATTACAGCTTATTACCAAAAGCCTTTGAACATTGATTCAGCTTTTGTGCGGGTGAACACCACATCTAATGGTCAGCCGATCACAGGCGGTGGTTTGGACTACCCAATGTCGGTTTTGGAATTGCACAGCTATCAAATGATTGGTTTGAAAACGCTAAATGGCCCGTGGCCCAAGGCGGTTTACTTCAACCCTGGTGCTGATTCTGGCAACCTTTTTATCTGGCCCAGCCCCTCCCAGGGTGAACTGCATTTGTTCGCCAATACATTGTTTACCCGTTATGAATCAATGTATGAGGATTTAGTGCTGCCACAAGGCTATTCAATGGCCCTCAGATGGTGTTTGGCAGAGCGTTTGATGCCCATGTATGGCAAAGCCTCTGCAACGCAAATAACGATGATTCAGACTTTTGCGGGTCAAGCTAAAGCTACGTTGAAGCGCACCAATATGTCACCATTGCAGACTGCACGTTACCCAGATGCGCTGCTAACTGGTAAGGCAAAGGATGCAGGCTGGATACTTACGGGGGGTTTCATCTAGGTAAGGATTATGCTAAAATATGGTTGTTTTTAACAGGAACAATCATGCAAATAGACTTAGATAAACTAAACAAACGCAGAGAATATGCAAAAGCCTATTATCAAAGAAAGAAAAATGGAGAAGGCCCAAGACCGCCTGGTCGCCCTGCCAACACTCCAGAAGTTCTTTGGTCTAAGGTTGACAAACGTAATGAAGATGAATGTTGGCCTTGGCTTGGCGCAAAATCAGAAGGCTACGGCAGAGTGCAAATCAAAGATTTTAGTTATTACGCACATCGAGTTATTTATTCATTGGTTTATCCCAATGTTATTGAATGGAAAGCGCCAACTAGAACAGAGCAATCAGGTTTTTTGCTTCACACTTGTGACAATCCTATTTGCTGCAATCCAAAACATTTGTTTGTTGGTACGCACGCTGATAACATGGCTGACAAAGTTTCCAAAGGTCGTTCACCAGACTTTTCTGGAGACAAAGGCCCAAGGTGCAAACTCACTATGGATCAAGCCAATGAAATCCGAGAAAAGCGCAAAAGTGGCATATCAGCACGACAGCTTGCAATTGATTATCAAATCAGTTTGCCATCCATTAAAACGCTACTCGCTGGCAAGTCTTACGTTCTAAAGGAATAGATATGCCAGATTTTAACTTTGTGGGATCGGCTTATGAAGCCCCGTCAATATACCAAGACGCACAAGAGCTAATAAATTTCTTTCCCGAGGTTGATCCTACTAAGCAACCAGGTGAGCGTGGGGTAATTGCGCTTTACCCAACGCCAGGCTTAACCGTCAAGGCGGTTTTGCCAAATCTTCAAGAAGTTCGTGGGCTGCATTCTGTTTCTGGCGGTGAGCAACTGATTGCGGTCTGTGGGCCTTACGTCTATGCGCTGACAGCCAACCTTGTCCCGTCTGTGATTGGGCAGCTTAATTCCAGTTCTGGAATAGTCAAGATTACCGACAACGGGGTCAATGTTTACATTGTTGACGGTGCTTATCGTTATACCTGGTATATCTCAAGCCCAGCTGCTGCCGTGTTTACTGGTTCAACTAGCGGGACAACATTGACGGTCACAAGCGTTTCAAGCGGAACAATTGCAATTAACCAGTCTTTGTACGGTATTGGAATACTGCCAGAAACCGTGATCACAGCCCTTGGCACAGGAACTGGCGGGACTGGAACTTACACGATCAACAGAAGCCAAACTGTGGCTTCTAAGGCTTTAAGTTCGGCAACCGTGGGCGCTGTAGTGACTGCCACAATTGCGGGAACACTAATGACTGTTTCTGGGGTCACATCAGGCGTTTTGCACGTTGGTCAGACTATCCAAGGTGCTGGCGTGACCCTTGGCACAATTATCACGGCATTGGGAACGGGAACGGGTGGCGTTGGAACTTACACATTGAGCGTGGCAAGTACGGTAGCCGTTGGCGTGACCATGTATGGCATTAACTTTTCTGTTTTGCCATCCACAGACGGTGCGTTTAGCGGTGCATACACCGTGGACATTATTGACAACTACTTTGTATATAACAACCCAACAACGCAGCAATGGGGCGCTAGTGACCTTTTATCGCCTATTTC